ATGCTTGAGAGAAGCGAATGGATAAAAGGGTGCGAAAAGAATTTGCGCGGCGGTACGGTGTATCTGAAAAACTTTCGGTGCGCCGCCAAAGCGGAAAAAGCAATATTGAAAATAACCGCGCTCGGCGTATATGAGGCAAAATTAAACGGTGAGCGGGTAGGCGACTTTATCCTCGCGCCGGGCTGGACTTCTTATTTAAACAGACTTCAGGTGCAGAGCTACGATGTGACAAATCTGCTGAAGACCGAGAATTCGCTCGAGGTGACGGTCGGTCAGGGCTGGCGCGCCATCGCCAATAAACGCGACGGCAGCGACTTTTTGGGCTACCGCGACACGGCGCTCATCGCCGAGCTGACTATTGTCTATGCCGACGGCAGGACGGAGAGCATCGTCACCGACAGCTCGTGGACTGCGCGCGAGAGCAAGCTGAGATATACAAATATATATGACGGCGATATCTATGACGCGACTTTCAAGGCGGGGAGCGCGAGGCACTGCATCTGCGTCGATCTCGAAAAGGATATGCTTATCCCGCAGGAGGGCGAAAAAATAGTCGAGCATGAGCGGATGCCTGCTCTGCAAGTAATAAAAACCCCGGCGGGCGAGACGGTCATTGACTTCGGACAGAACATGACGGGCTATGCCGAGTTCAGTATAAAAGGCACTCCCGGTGCGCAGGCGACAATCTCCCACGGCGAGACGCTTGACCGCGACGGCAACTTCTACAACGCTAACTACCGCTCGGCGGACGCGCAAATAAAATTTGTCTGTGACGGCGAGGAGCACACATATAAAAGCGCACTCACCTTTTTCGGCTTTAGATATATCCGCCTTGAGAACTGGCCGGACGAAGTAAAAAAAGAGAATTTCACGGCGATCGTCGTCCATTCGGATATCCGCAGGACGGGTTATTTCGAGTGCTCGGACGAGACGGTGAACAAGCTTTTCAAAAATATAATCTGGGGTCAGAAGAGCAATTTCCTCGATGTCCCGACCGACTGCCCGCAGAGAGACGAGCGCCTCGGCTGGACGGGCGACGCGCAGGTATTTGTCCGCACGGCGAGCCTCAATTTCGATGTTGAGCGCTTCTTCAAAAAGTGGCTTCACGATCTCGCCGCCGACCAGGGACGCGACGGCTGCGTGCCGCATGTCGTACCGAATATATTCGACGATATGGGCGGCTCGAGCGCGTGGAGCGACGCGGCGGTCATCTGTCCGTGGGAGATATACAGAACCTACGGCGACAAAAAAATACTCGAAGACCAGTTCGATTCCATGAAAGCGTGGATAGACTGGATGCGCGAGCGCAGCGAAAACGGCAGGCGCTCCGGCGGCTCCCACTTCGGCGACTGGCTCGGACTCGACTCCCCGGAGGGCAGCTACAAGGGCTCAACGCCCGATGATCTCATCGCCACGGCATACTATAAATATTCGACCGAGTTATTTATAAAGGCGGCTCATGCGCTCGGCAGAGATGTTTCGGAATATGAGAATATTCCCGCAGAAGCAGCGGCAGCGTTCAGGCGGGAATATATGGAAAACGGCAGAGTGAAAAACGCCACGCAGACCGGCTGTGTGCTCGCGCTGTATTTTGATATCACCGACGACAGGGCGGCGACAGCAACTCAATTAAACGAGCTTGTGAAGCGCGCCGGGCATCTTGAAACCGGCTTCGTCGGCACACCGTATCTTCTCCATGCACTCAGCGACAACGGTTACGCCGAGACGGCATATGCCCTTCTGCTTCGTCGCGAATATCCCTCGTGGCTTTATCCTATATCAAAGGGCGCGACGACCGTCTGGGAGCACTGGGACGGCATAAAGCCCGACGGCACGATGTGGAGCACCGACATGAACTCGTTCAATCACTATGCCTACGGTGCGGTCGCGGACTGGATGTACGGCGCGGCGGCGGGAATAAACTCCGACCCCGACCGCCTGGGCTTCGAGCATATTATCTTCCGCCCCGTGACGGACGAGCGTCTGAACTTTGTCAGAGCCTCGATAGACACGCGCCGCGGCACCGTTGCGAGCGAGTGGAGACGCGAGAACGGCAGGATAAAATATATCTTCACCGTCCCCGAGGGCTGCAGCGCTTCGGTCATTATCGGCGGAGAAAAGCACGAAGTCGGAGCGGGCACACACGAGTTTCTTGAATGACGAATTTCCGGTTTGCCGCCATTTTCGGCGAGCCGGGAAATAAATTTCAAGAAAAATTTGAAAATCTTGTCCTACTTTGCAAAAAATATATTGACAAATCGCTTGCGATATAATATAATAATCAAGCCTTGTCGGATGACGAGGCTCACATATGGCGGCATAGCTCAGTTGGCTAGAGCATTCGGTTCATACCCGGAGTGTCGTTGGTTCGAATCCAACTGCCGCTACCAATTTTGGCCCGGTGGTCAAGAGGTTAAGACACCGCCCTTTCACGGCGGTAACACGAGTTCGATTCTCGTCCGGGTCACCAGAGCCACCAAACAGATGTCGCAATCGGCAGATCAGAAATTCGTTCGGTCTGGATTCTGACATCTTTATTTTTTAGGACGCGTAGCTCAGCTGGTTAGAGCGCTTGCTTCACACGCAAGAGGTCCACGGTTCGAGTCCGTGCGTGTCCACCAGAAGCAAAAGCCCCGAAAGCGTTGATATACAACGGCTTCGGGGCTTTTTTGTTTTGCAAATCGGCGCGTTTCTATATTTCTCGTACAACCTCAAAAGACCTGATTTTCTGGCGGTTGCTAACAAAAATCTAACAAATTTTTTAGGTCAAATCGAGTTGACGGCGTCCTTGAGCTGTGCCATCTCGATGTGCGTGTAACGCTTGGTCGCCGCGTCGGAGACCTGACCCATAAGCTTTTGGATTCCCCATTTGTCGATGCCGTTGCGATAAAGCATCGACGCGAAGGTGTGCCGCGTGGCGTGCGGAGTCAGGCGCGGCAATCCGAGTGCTTCGAGCGTCGGATAATACCATTGGTTGCGGAAATACTTGTCGGTCACGCGGACGAGCTTACCGCGATATTCTTTGCAGACGATTGTCGGACCGTTCTTGTCGAGCCACTTTTGCAGATACGGCATGACCTTGTCCGAGACCGGCACGATTCTGTTTTTGCCCGCTTCGGTCTTTTCGCCGCCGGTCAAAGTGTGGTTTTCCGGATCCCAGCTAAAGCGCGTGAGCGACAGAAACTCGTTGATTCGCCATCCGGTATAGCACATAATCACTATCAAATCCGCATACATAAAGCCCCTTTCCGCCGCCTCTTCGAGCTTGTGCAGTTCGAGATCGGAAAAAGGCGTCTTTTCCTTTTCTTCCATTTTTGGCAACGTGGTAAAAGACGCATAGTTTTTTGATATGACATCCGTCTGCACGGCGTAGTCGCAGAGCATTCCGGCAAAAACTTTTGTTTTTTGCACCGAGGACACGGAAAGCCCGTCCTCGTATGCCTTGGTTATCACAGCCTGATAATGAGCTGTCCGCAGGTCTTTTACTTTGTAGTCGCCCAAAACGGAAAGGCGGTTTTTCCATGCGCCGAGATAGGTGTCGCGGGCTTGCTTGGATAAATTCTGAAAACGCTGAAGCTTGACAAACTCTTCGTATAGCTGCCGGAATGTCATTTCTTCGGCAGGAGCCGGAACAAGAGCGGTCGGCGATTCGTTCCACGCCCCGAGGGCGGTCATTGCCTCGGCGCGCGTGGCGTAGTAGCCTATGACCGTTCTTTTTTTTGATATGCTGTCGGCGACGAAGTGCGCCGGGGTCAACGCGATCCACGGTTTGCGCCGTTTGCCGCCGAGTTTGTATACTGACCCGTATCCGTTCGGATTTTTCATAAAAAATACCGCTCCTTTGCTTGTACTTTCCCGGAGCGGGTGATATAATAAATATATCAACTCACTCTGTCGTAGGTGTGGTTTGATGCTCCGCCCGTCCCTGTTCCCGCAGGGGCGGGCTTTTTTTATTTTATAGGATAAATAGTCACATAGATTTCGGGCTTTCCGTTATCGTCAAAATCGCACTCTTCAACCTTGCCGACGATTCTGCTCGCACCTTCGGCGTATTCGATAGCAGCCTTTGGCAGCTCTCCAAAGTCTAAAGGGCCGTCGGTTACGATGTATTTATCATCATCAACAAAGACCCACACGCTATCGCCGGGGCTTAATACTTCGGCATTTCTTGCGCGCGAGATGCCTTCGCCGTCTTTTTTTGTAACTCCGATAAGCTTAAATGTCCGACCTTTGAAATAATCCAAGTCCTTATAAAAGCCTATGAGAAAGTATGCATCTTCTGTCGTCAATCGTTTAAGGCAGCAGAGCATTTCGTCGCCACGCTCAAGCCAATCGTGGATCATATCCTGCAAGCGTCCTTTGTGCACATACCCTATCTTCTTTCCCTCGAGGTACAGAGCAACGGCACGGGAATCATATTCGTTTTCCGGCTCAAGGACTATATCCAAACTTTTTCCGGTTTTCCCGATTAGGTCGGCAACACCACAAACATCAGGGAGCATAACGAGGTGTGCTTCGTAGCTATATTTAAGTGCTTTACCGTCAATAACATTCGGAAGAAAATGAAAGTTCTGTTTGTCTTTCTCGGGTATAAAAAGCGGACCGGAGCCGGTTCCTGCCGGCTTGACCGGCTCGGAGTCCGGCACAGCTCGGTTGGGGATGTCGACGGAATCAACCGCGGCGTCCCTTTTCTTTTTTGCGTGTCGCAGAATCAGAAATACACAGACGGCAACAGCCACGAGGCCGACCACGATAAGCACCGCAAAAAGAACCGGGTGGGCGCTTTCCTTGATTTTTTCGATAAGTGCCATTATGCCGCCGAGTATAAACATTACCGCGATAATCAACACCCAACTGACTTTTTTCTTACCTTTTGCCATTTATTTGACCTCCAATCTTATTACAAACGTCCGAGGGCTTGTTCTTTATAATAGCTCATAGCTTTTTGCATAAACGGAACGGTCACATCAAAATATTCGGAAAGTTCCCACGATTCCGTGAAACCGTGCTTCACCGCTTCCTCAAGCTCGTCCTCCGGGACGAGCTTTTTTATTGCCCACTTGTCGGCGGCATATTCGTGCTTGGCGCGGATGTCGCAGGCGGCATATATGTTGTAAAAGCTGCCAGTAACACAATGCCCGAGCTCGTGTGCCAAACGAACGCACTCATCGCTGGATGTCTCCAAACAAAATGGGTCAATTCCTATGTAACACTTTCCGCTCTGCCGCATGGCCGACACTGCGCCGATTATTGGCAGAGAGACAGCAAGCACTTCAATGTTCTCTTCTTCTGCTAAATCATACAAGCCGTCAAGACTGCTCATTTTTGTTTCTTTCCCTTTCCAAAATAAACTTTGCAAAATGTTTAACTTCTGCATACATTTCTGGAGTTATTTCTTCTTCGGTTGCGCCGTCAAAAAGTGCGAACATGAGGTCCTCATCGTTGACCTCTTGGGATGTTGGACGCTCTCTCAAAAGTTCGTCAACCGAGGTTTCAAGGCATTCGGCTAATTTCAAGAGAGTCTCGTAGGATGCCTCTCTTTTACCGGTTTCATAGTTGCAATATGCTTGACGGCTTATCCCCAAATAATCCGCGACATTCTGTTGTGACAAATTCTTTTTGTTTCTGTAATATGCCATATTATTCATTTTTACCACCTCAATACTATTATACGCAACATTTTGTTGCTTGTCAATTGTTGCAACAAAATGAAACGTTAATATGCCGAGAAAAGCAAAAAAATAAAAAAATGTAAACAAAATGTTGACATATTGATTTGAACATGCTAAAATCATGTCAACGAAATGAAGCAAAGAGGTGTTTTAAATGAGAACTTATCTCGTAAAAAGACGAAATGAACTGAATCTTTCGCAACAAGATGTTGCCAATTCTATTGGAATCAGCCGACAGTATTTCAATTCAATCGAAAACGGCACGCGCCAAAAGAAAATGGACATCACTCTCGTTGCAAAACTCGCGACAGCTTTGAATCTTACGGTGGAAAATATTATTCACGCCGAAGAAAACTGGCTTAAAGAGCAGAGTGCTTGAAAAAAGGAGCGGGATCAGCATGCGAAAACCTACGACAGAGGAGATCCTCGCCATCGACGGCAGCGTGCCGGTCGAAATGGCGGCGCGGTACCTTGGCCAGTCGAAAGACTTTATTTACTGCGCGATGCAGAAACAGGTCTTGCCGATTGGCACAGCGTACCTGCGCGAAAAAGAGTGGTGTTATGACATCAGACCACAGGCGCTGGTTGAATACAACGAGCACGGTGGTGTGAAGCGCTACATGGCGTTGGAGGACCACCTGAGAAAAGTAATCAGTTGCACGGTTGAGAAACTGTGTTCTTGAAAAGAAAAAGAAAGGAATGTAGAAAATGACAGAAAATCTGAAACCGAGGTACCGGGCGCTTAAAGACGCTGTGGCAGACGGTGACCCGCTTGACATAACGTCAACGATGATTGGATTATCAACAGCACTTGCACAAGAAATACTGCAGTTGGTGCCGTGCGGTACTCTAACTGCGCCGGCAATAACAGCGGCGTGCAGGATTGCGGAAAATGTGATAAAAACCCAACCACAAATATGGGCAGAAACCGCAGTTGGCGCAGAAAAAAGCATTTACAACTTTGCCACAAGCGAAATGCTTATAACCGCCGTGCAGTTACCCGAGGTGGACGCCGATGACTAAGGATATGTTGATTATGTGCGCGGTTATCGCGCTGGTGGCGATAATGCTTCTTGCGGCTCTGCCGGAGATAACAAGCGCGATGCCGGAGGTCTATTATGTCGAGCCGACCGAGCCGGAAACAGCGACAGAAGCAGAGCCGACAACGGTTTTGCAGTCAACTGCAAGCGTCAGATACGCCCTGACCGCCGCCGAGCGCAACGAAATCGAGCGGGTAGTCATGGCGGAAGCAGGAGCCGAGCCGTATATCGGTCAAATGGCCGTGGCTCAGTGCATACTTAACGCCTGCGAGCAGGAGGACAAGCGGCCGCTCGAAATCGTCCGCGGCTTTGGCTACACCGCCGCCCGACCTGAGCCGAGCGACGAGGTCAAAAAAGCCGTCGCCAAGGTTTTTGACGACGGCGAGACCGCTACGGATCGCGAAATACTTTATTTTTATGCGCCGGCGCTCTGTCAGAGTTTATGGCACGAGTCGCAGACCTATGTCTGCACGATAGGTGGACACAGATTCTTTGAGGAGGCGGCGAAGTGAGCAAAAATCTTTGTATCGCGTGCTTGGTGATGTCGATTTTTTGTATCGTAATGAGTCTGTGCCCGGGCGATGAAAGACACAAAAAAGTGCAGGCTTTTTTGGGCTGGTTTAATGTTGCGCTGTGGATATGCATCTATATCCGCGATGTATTTTGAAAGGAGAATAAAAATGAATGACGATAAAAACCTTATAGAGGCACGCCACAAGTTGTCAATACAGACTAGATCTATCGCCTGTCTTGTCTGCAGATATGAGAACGATTGCGAAATCCACGGTTGCGCACTCGTCCGTGCCGCGATAGAACAGCTCGAAGAGCCGACCGCGTCGCCGTGGATAAGCGTCAACGACAGACTGCCAAAGGATGATGCGCGTGTCGAGGATGGTGAGAGAGTCCTTGTAATCGTCAGTGGCAGACCGAAAAAGCACGTGCGGTATGTGAATGCATGTGAAATTGCAGAATATTACTACGAGGACGGCTGGTATTTTGATGCCTATCCAGAGTGGGAAGATCCACAGGTGACCTACTGGATGCCGTTGCCCGAACGACCGGAAGATTGCCATGAATAACGAAGAAGTCAAGCAAGCTCTTGCCAACGGCAAGCCGGTCATATATTTCGTGCCGCTCGTCGGCGATGTCAGATACGACAGAGTGTCGGCGGTCATATACCGCATAATCAACGGCGAGCTCGCAGTCACCGCCGAGCTTGAGGACAGAAAAGGCAGGTCAACGGCCACGGTCCGAATTGACCGCCTGCGATTTGAAAATAAGGAGGACAAAGAAAATGATACTGAAATTTGCAATCCAGACGGTGTTTGAGATCGCCGTCGTCGTACTTATCATCTACGGCTTTATTCGTGAGGACAAGCTTATAGCCTTTGAGGACAGAGTCAGAGCCAAGAGGAGCGGGCGCGATGCAGGCACTCGAAAAGACAGCTGACGCGCCGGAGAGCGGGCGAAAGTGGCGCAGGAAAAAGGTCTGCGAAAGCTGCTACTGGCTGCGGAAAATTGACTGTGTGGGCGACGGCTGGGACGGGAAGTGCTGCACCTACAACACCGACCGATTCCGCGAGATCCCCGCGACGGATGATTACTGTGCCTATTATTTTAAAAAGAAGAGGAGGCGACAGTGCTTTGAGCTGTAGCAAGGTCGTTACAAGAGTCGAGATAAGCGGAGCGAAGCCGGTGACGCTGCTGTTCTGTCCGGGCTGTGAGGACGAGTATATCGTGCGGTACACGGACGGCGGAAAAGAAACCGAGTGGAGCTTCCGCGACGGTCGCGAGGCACTGAATAAATACCTTGAGCGAATCGAGCGGGCTTTGTGGCCGAGGCTCGACAAATATGAAAAAGGACGCCCTGCGGTAACAGGACGCCCAAAGGATGTTGCCGGAACAACACCAAACACCGCTATCAGTATAACACCGCTGCCCGAAGATGTCAACGGGGGCGCGATATGAAAATACGATCTTACAGATGCCCGAACTGCGGGCGTGAATATAATTTTGCCGACGGCAACAAAACAAGACTCTGCCGCGTTTGCGGGTGCGAACTGGACAGCCTGACTGTCTACTCGACGGACGGAGGGAGCACCGAAAAAGATCAGGCAAGCGCGACCCGCCGCGAAAACCGCGAAGCGGAGGAACAGGAGGCGCTTTTTGTGTGGGCGGAATACCAGTCCGCCGCACACCCGGAGCTGAAGCTTTTATACCACATCCCGAACGAAGGCAAGCGTAGTGTCTCATACGGTGCCGCGCTCCGACGGCAGGGAATGAAAAAGGGCGTGCCTGACCTCTGCCTGCCGGTCGCCCGGGGAAAATACCACGGCTTATATATCGAAATGAAAGCCGGCCGAAACAAGCCGACGGTCGATCAGCAGTGGTGGCTTGAAGCGCTTGAGCGACAGGGCTTCCGCGCCGTGTGGTGCTCCGGCTGGGAGCGGACAAAGGAAGAAATATCGGAATATTTGAAATTATGATGCAATTTTTCGCGAGCTAATTTTCAGCGCGGCAGTCTGAAATTAGGATGCAATTTTCGGCGGACTAATTTGACATAGACATTGCCGAAAAATAAGACGCAATTTTTTGCGAGCTAATTTACCGCGCGGCAACCTGAAATTAGTATGCAATTTTCGACGAGCTAACTCGACAGAGGTGTTGCCGGAAAATAGGACGCAATTTTCAGCGAGCTAATTTACCGCGCGACGGTTTGAAATTAGTATGCAATTTTCGGCGAGCTAACTCGACAGAGGTGTTGCCGGAAAATAGTATGCAATTTTTTGCGAGCTAACTCGACAGAGGTGTTGCCGGAAAATAGGACGCAATTTTTCGCGAGCTAATTTGCCACGCGACGGTTTGAAATTAGTATGCAATTTTCGGCGAGCTAACTCGACAGAGGTGTTGCCGAAAAATAGAATGCAATTTTCAGCGAGCTAACCTGACAGAGGTGTTGCCAAAAAATAGGACGCAATTTTTTGCGAGCTAATTTTCAGCGCGGCAATCTGAAATTAGTATGCAATTTTCGGCGAGCTAACTCGACAGAGGCATTGTGGGAAATTAGGACGCAATTTTCAGCGAGCTAACTCGACATCAATATGACTTAAAGGAGAAAAAGAAAAATGACAGAACTGATGAAAAAGGCAATAGCCAAAATCGACGCCGAGGGCGAAAAGGGTGGCACAAATCAGAAGCGCATAGCGCAGTATATCATCGATGCGCTTATAACCGACGATATCAGCGCGGGCAAAGTCGCGGATGGGAAAAAGAGCCTTGCGGACTGTGTGAAAGCCGTGACAGGAAAAGCAAGAAAGCATGCCGAGAACGGCTGCGCGATGGTCGAAGATGAAACGGTCTACTCTTGGATCCGCGAATATTACGGAATCGCCGAAGAGCCGAAGACCGACAACATTATCAGCCTTGACCTTGCGGATCTGCTGTGAGGTGGCGACATGGGACAGAAAGCAAAGAAAATCACCGACAAGCAGTATCAGCACGCGAGGAAAATGGCTTTTGCCAAGTCGATTGACGGCCTGCCGAAAAAGGTCGCGCAGTGGGTTGACGACAGCGTCCTGCTGGGGAGCCGCTATCTCTTCACGCACCGCGAAAACGGCGTCAGATACGGACACTGTACGCACTGCCACAAGGATGTGGTGCTTGAGCTCGGCCGGACATACAGCGCCGCCGATGTGCAAAATGTCAACTGCAAACACAAGGAAATAGGCTTTTGCCCGGCGTGCAAAAGCACGGTCGAGTTCCGCGACAGCGGCAGAGGCAGAAAATATATGTATGACCAAAAATATATCCTTTTTGCCACGAAACTGCGGGACGGCGGAATCCTCGTCCGGGCGGGATTCGTGGAGCGCGATTACCGCCTGGACTATACAACAGTCAAGACCAATTTTTTTGAGGAATATCGGGTCTATTACAACACCGGCGTTGATGCCGTGTGGACGAAAAGGTGGTCGTATGGGTTCCACGGCTGGGAGCTGGACTGGGAGCGCATGGCGACCATACCGGAGCCAAGCTCAAGACAGCCGTGGTATACGGACAAGAAAAATTATGCCGAAAACCATTATTATGGCTTTAATGACGAGACTTTTAAAAACACCAATTTGCAGTACGCACAGATGTCGGCGTATATGGAAAACTTCGGCAACAATCCTTGCGGCTGGCTTGATACATATGTCAAATATCCGGTACTGACGGAAAAACTGGTGAAAGAAGGCTTTATCAGGCTTGCGGTCAATGACTCGTGGACGAATGGAGTTGTCAACCGACGCGCAAAGACCGTTTCGGCGGCTCTCGGGCTGACGAAAAAGGAGTTGCGAGAACTACCCAAAAAAACGCGCGATGCCGTGCTTTATGCGCAGCTTGCCAAAAAGTACGGCATCACAACAGATCAGGCGATAGCATACAGAGCCTTTGACGATTACTGTGTCTCACAAATTGAAAAGCGGCTGCCTTTTAAAAAAGCGGTGAAATATCTCGAAAAGCAGAACGAGCGGCCGTATACGCTCCGCGACTATTGGAACGACTGCGAAAAGCTTAATCTTGATCTCAAGCGCGAGGATATCCTCTTGCCGCCAGATCTCGCGCAGGCGCATCAGCGCACAAACGAAGCCCTTGCGGAAGCAAGACGGCAAAAGGAGCTCGAAGAGACGCGCAGAATGCAGGAAGATTTTGGAAAGCGGCTCAAAAAGCTCGAACGGGACTTTGATTTTGAAAGCGGCGCACTGTTGATTCGCCCGGCGAGAAGCCACGCCGAGCTAATCGACGAGGGGAGCGCGCTGCATCACTGCGTCGCTACATATGCAAAAAAACACCTGAGCGGGCAGACGGTTATCTTTTTTATCAGAAAGAAAAGCGAGCCGGACAAGCCTTTTTATACTCTGGAATATGACCCGAAAACCGAGAGCATCACCCAGTGCCGTGGCTTGCGCAACTGCGGCAAGACCCCGGAGGTCGAGGCTTTTGTCGAGGCATGGAGCGGGTACATTAGAAATAAGAAAAAGAAAAGTCACGCGGCAGCGTGAGAGAGGAGAAACATATGAACGAAGTAATCAGAAGCATGGAACTCAGCGGGAACCTGAGCGAGGAACAGAACGAGGCGTTAAATCTCCACTACGAGATAATCGCAAAAGGCAACCTTGCCGCGTCCGCTATGGTGGACTTTTGCCAGAACCTCAAAAGGATGCGCGACGAGCGCAAATATCTTTTACTCGGGCACGAGACCTTTGAAGAGTATGTCGAGCAGGATGTCGGTATCAAGCAGCGACAAGCCTATACCTACATACAGGCGCTTGAATCGCTCGGCGAGAAATATTTGCAGTCGAACGCAAAGCTCGGCATCTCGAAGCTCGGAATGCTTGCCGCCTTGCCGTGGTACGAGCGCAAAGAAGTCGAGGAGAACAACGATGTCGCGGAGATGTCCACACGCGAACTGAAAGAGACTATCAGCAAGCTGCACGAGGCGCAGGAGCAGTTGACGCTTATCACCGCCGAGCGCGATGAGCTCGCGAAAAGCAGTCAGGAGCACGAAGACCTTTCCGACACCGTCCGCCGACTGCGCGAAGAGCTGAAAGCGGCGTCCGAAAAGCCTGCCGCGACGGTCATGCGCGAGCCGACCGCCGAAGAGATAAAGCAGTACACCGTCGACGCGATTGAAAAAGAGCGTGCAAAGGCGAAAAAGGACAGGGAGAAAGCGATCGCCGAGGCCGTGGAGCGGGCACGCAATGAAGCAAAGAAGTCAGCTTCCGAAGAGCTTGAAAAGAAATACAAGGCGGCTATCGACACCGCCGAAAAAGAAAAGAGCGAGCTGACCGGACGGCTGGAAAAGGTTGAAAAGGACGCGAAGCTCACCGCCTCGCCGGAGGTCGCAAAATTCAGCGTCTATTTTGACAGCATACAGAAATATATCAATGTCATGCGCGACATTATCACGTCGATGGACGACGAGACCACCGCCGCCAAGCTTCGCGCAGCGATGCAGAAGCTCGGAGCGCTGCTGCAGGAGGGTTGAGTATGGATATAAAAATAAAAGAGAGAATAGGCCAGACTATAGGCACATTGTTGGCAGAGCAAAACAAGAAACAGAAAGATCTCGCGAAAGAACTCGGCGTAACGGATAATACGATTTCGTATATTGTGGCTGGAAAGAGGGCCCCGAATTTAGCGCAGATAACGACAATTGCAAGGTTTTTTAATGTATCGACCGATTTTATTTTTGGCTACGATTACCCCGGCGCGCAGACTGAGGCGGTTAAGTGCATAATGAAATTTTTAAAGGATGCACAAAGGATGTGCAGATGTGTAGATGATTGCGACTTTTGCAAAAACAGATCAAACGATACCTGTTATATAACTAATTATCTTTCGGATGATGATATAAACGAATATATTGAATCTGTTTTCGAATGGACAAACTGCCACCCGCGAAAAACCTATGCGCGGGACTTTTTCGAGAAGTTCCCGAAAGCAAAGCCGGATAAAGAAGGTATACCGTGGATATGCCGCGCCAACTGCTACGGCGGGAGTTGCCGGTACTCCGCTGTAGCCGGAGCGGGTCCGGCGCCGTGTAAAGATTGCTGGAACGAGGAAATGGAGGCGGCGGACGATGAATAAAAAGAAAGCCGGAATCCTGATGTGCACACATTTTAACTGCGATCACCGTCGCGGGAATTACTGCTGTTTCCAGTGTCAGAAAATTGGCACTTGTAAAAACCCTTGTTACAACAGCCCGCTGAAATGCGGACTGGCAAAGGAGGTTGAAAACTGTGAAAACCCTGACGCTTGAACAGCTTATAGAAGCGGCGGAGATTTGCGGATCCGGCAAAGAGGGCGCATGCCAGGTCTGCCCGGCGCACAACGACGGCGAAGTCATGTCGAGCGCGTGCATCGAGAGCGTTATGGCGCAAGCCGCCGCCGCGCTGAAAGAATACGCCTGCAACGGAGGTGGTTACGATGCTTGATTTAAAGCCGTGCCCGCAGTGCGGAAAAAAAGTCCTGATTGGATATGCCTGCGGCGAGTATTTTATATTTTCGCGCGAAAAAACAGACTGCGCCTGCAATAATTTTACGGAAATGCACTCAAGCATGAATCAAGAAGTCGAAGCTTGGAACAAGTTTTGCAAAGCAGAAAGGAACTTTTTATGAAAATCAAAAAAATTATAAGTCTGTGCAAGGCGAATAAGCACATATCGCTGTACGATATGACAACGCAGATGCTCGGCGACGGCCTCGCCGCCTACTATCTTAACGACTGCCCGGTGTTTTCAATCGACTCGCTTATGACATCTTTCGATATCACACCGACGCAGGCGGACAAAATCGTGCAGCGGTACACCGCCGAGCCGCCGGAAGCGTTTTTGAAGATGGTCAAAGACGAATTCGACGGAGAAGAGCGCTGCGATCCTCTGCCGATATCTCTGCGGATAGGCTCTTACGACTATATACCATATAAGACTTCGGCCGGAATAGAGTTTGTCGAGTCAAAATATCTCGAGCCGCTTGATGTGGACGAGTTCGAGCTGTACTACCGTCAGACCGCGGCCGGCGCGTTCTTTGCGGCGAAAGCCGGATTCTTTGTGATGGCGATTATCCCAATCAGCACAACGCGGGTGCTGACGGAGAACACTGTCGGATATCTCGACGAGCTTTCATCGATGAGTTCGCTAAAATACGAAAATTTGAAATGAGGATGTGAAAAGCGGTGCGAGTCAAGAAACGAATATTTTCCGGCGCGGTTTGCGAACAGGAAGTCTACACGGTTTCTGACCGCACCGCCAATGTCGCGAAAGCGCAGTACAAGCCGGTGCTCCGCACGGACGAGGAGCGCGAGCGCCACAACCTGATGATAGCACGGCGGAAGCACGCGCGAGTGTTCAACGAGAATTTCTCGCCGACTTCCCTTTATTCCACCTTGACATTTGACAACGACCACGAAGTACACGATTGGGGCGAGGCGCGCCGGTTGCGTACCTTATATAAACGCAGACTACAATACGCGTGCCCGGAAGCGAAAATCAACCTTTATATGGGACGCGGCAGAAACACAAAAAGAATACATTTTCACATGGTCTCCGACGGCGTGCCGGAAGAGATTATAAAAGCGCAGTGGATCTACGGCAATATCGTGCAAATAGAGCATCTGCGCAGACACAATTATTATAACGGTATAGACCACGGTTGCGATTACACAGGTCTTGCCAATTACTTATTCGACCATTGGACGCCCGAGCAGGGCACTAAACATAGATATCTATCAACCCGCAACATGCGGCAGCCGGACAGCGAGGACGCAAAGGTCGCGCTCCGGAGCTACAGCCCGGACAACCCGCCGATCGCCCCGAAGGGATATCGCCTTGTCGAGTGCATTCAAAACAGATTCGGATATATGTGTTTTAAATACATAAAGGAGCCCGAAGACGAGCCGCCGAATCGACCGAGAAAAAGGAAAAACTGCTGACGGATGTCAGCTTTTTAAAGCCTTGTAAATGTGTCAAGTTTCACGACGAAGAGGAGGAAAACAAAATGAACCAAACGAGAGCAGAAAAAGCACTTGAATTTTTTGAGGCAGAGATGAGCCGAGGGAAATGTTATGACGAGTGCCCGCAATGTAACGCAATGGAGTGTGCGATTGAAGCGTTGAAAGAGCACATCGCTGCCGAAAAAATTTTGCATTGCAAAGACTGTAAAAATTTTGTCAATGTCGTAACTTTTAGTTATTGTAGAGAATACGGCAGATTTGTAAAAGACAGCGATTATTGCAGCAGGGCAGAAATAAAAGCGAAAAGAGGCGAAGGTATAGATAATGCCGAGAGATAAGGATTTGCCGAAAAAATATGATATTCCCCGCGAGCGGTATCGGGAGCTGAAATATTTCTGCCTGCAGTATCCACGAAAAAAGGAGCGGGCAAAAGATACATATGCTTTATCGGCGGCGGCTCCATCCGGGATGCCGTCCGCTTCGGGCTGCTCTGATCCGACGGCAAAAAGGGCAGAAAGCCGGGAGCGGGAAAAGAAAGATGTCGCGCTAATTGAGCGGTGCGTGAAGCTTGCCTGCGGCTCTGATGTCGGACTGATAACACCGTTGCTCAAGAACGTCACACAGGGGACGCCGTATGAATATATGCCGGTGCCGAGCGGGCGCAGGCAGTTTTATAATCTCCGCCACAAATTTTTTTGCATCCTCGACCGCGAGCAAAAATAAAAGAGTGCACAAAGGGGACCAACTTGAGCCTATAATGGGTAGTATAGAGTACTCTGATAAGCGAAAAGCGCGGAATTCCGGATTTTTTGAATCACTGGAGGAAGTGTAACTTGGAGTACTTAGACAAGATATTTCTCGGCGACGGAATCGCCGGGATGAAAATCTATCCTGACAACAGCATTGACATGATTCTTTGCGATCTGCCATACGGCATGACGGACTGCGCGTGGGATAACGCGCTGGACTTTGGCCTTTTGTGGTCGCAGTATTGGCGGATTCTGAAAGACAACGGCGCCGTGGTGCTTACGGCCGCACAGCCGTTTACGACCGACGTCATTAACAGCTGCCGCCGATTTTTCCGCTATTGCTGGTACTGGCAGAAGAACATGCCGACCGGATTTACCTTTGCAAAATATCAGCCGATGCGCTGCATAGAGGATGTCTGTGTTTTTTACAAAAAAGCGCCGACATACAATCCGCAAGGCATCAAACATCTCGAAAAGCCGATAGTTACAAAAGGCAAACGCGAAACGGACGGCATCTACAAAGACAGCACTCTCGGCAAAGACTCGCTGCGATATGTGACCGGATATCCCCGGAATCTGCTGCGAATCAACTGTGAGCGGGGCTTGCACCCGACGCAAAAGCCGGTTGCGCTGTTTGAATACCTCATCCGCACATACACCAACGCAGGCGACACTGTGCTTGACAATTGCATGGGGAGCGGGACGACCGCTATCGCCTGCATCAACACCGAACGGCATTACACCGGGTTTGAGAAAGATGAGCGATATTATCGCGTCGCTCAAAACCGGATCGCCGAACGGCTGAAACAGAGTTCCACATAATTCTTTTCTCCTTTCTTCCCGCCTCGCCCTGCGGCGGGTTTTAATAGCAGGGCTTTTATATGGTGGCATACGGTTATCTTCGGGGCTTATACACCCCGAAGGCGCGGTTTGACTCCGCGCGCTGCGACACCTTCATTTGACGCACCTCTCTGTGAGCCGGGAGGTACGCTTTTTATGTCCTTTTAACTCAACAGGCAAGAGCCCGATCGTATGACATTTCGGGACGCCGGTCCGAGTCCGGCAAGGGACAGACGCGGGCGCACTCCTTCGGGGGTGCGCTTTGCAGTCAACTGCAAAGGAGGAGCAGGATGTTTTATAAGCTCTGCGCCAAGTGCGGCGCAGTCATACCGCTCGGCGAGACGTACTGCGCCGAGTGTAAGCCGGAGAGGAAAGCAACAAGAGAAGAGCTCAAGATTGACGACAGCGAAGAGATGGATGCCAAAGCAGAAGCCTTTTACAACTCACGCCAGTGGAGGAGATTCCGCCAAGGCATACTCGCACGAGACCACTATCTGTGTGTCAACTGCGCGGCGAACGGTCGCTTGTCAGTGGCTTCGGATGTGCATCACATCGTCCGCGTTAAGCAGGACTGGAACAAGCGCTTTGATCCGTCCAACTGCATCTCACTGTGCAAGGCGTGCCACAACAAGGCAGACCGAGCGGGCGTGTCTCTGCCCCACGGGGGTGTGAAAAAAGTTTGACGCTTTTGCGGTAACCCGTCGCCGACCTACCTCTTCGCAGCAAAAACGCCGAAAATGAAAATCAAAGGAGTGAGAGCATGGCAGGGCGGCCAAGACAGCCGATAGACCTTCTCGTTCTGAACGGAAAATCGCACCTCGGGAAGGACGAAATTGAAGAGAGACGAGCAGCAGAAGTGACCGCGCCGTTCACGAAAATTGAACCGCCGGATTGTCTCTCGAAGAAACAAAAAAATAGATTCAATTATATCGCCCGGCAGCTCGCCGAGATCGGATTGTATGCTGATATCGACGCCGAGTCACTCGGGCGCTACATAATTGCCGAGGAAACTCTGCAGAAAATCCGCAAGCGGTTAAAGAAAGAAATGCCGTTTGAGCAGTACGAAAAAACGCTGAATTTGCAGGCAAAATACCTCAAAATTTGCCAGCAATTTGCGGCCGACTTCGGCATGACCGTATCGAGCAGGTGCAAGCTTATTATTCCGCAAAAGCCGAAAGAGCCGGCGAACAAATTCGACCTTTTCGACGCGGATGAGCGCGGTGATGAGAGTGCAGGATAGAGCTACTTTGCACGCTGAACGGGTGGTCTCCGGGCAGGAGCCGTCCTGCCTGACGCACCGAATGGCGTGTGAACGGCACCTGAACGAGATTGCCAAACAGGGCACGAAAGAATTTCCGTTTGTGTGGTGTCCGGAGAAATCCGAAAAGATACTGCGCTATGCCGAAATGCTGACGATTGCCGAGGGCGCGCAACCGCGTCCGGTTCGGCTGCACGACTTCCAGTGCTTCGACCTTGGCTTGCCGTTTGGGTGGGTGCATGCAGAGACAGGCTTCCGGCGCATCCGCCGAAAATATAAATCCGTCGCGAGACAGAACGGCAAGACATTTGAAAACGGAATCACCGGGTCGTACATCGCGAACTGGGGCGGATATAACTTCGGCAAGCTTTTCACGGCGGCAACGAAAAAGCGGCAGGCGAGAATCGCGTGGGAAGAAATCCAGAAATTTATAACGGTCGACAAAGACCTGCAGGCGCTGTTTGACGTCAAGGACTATAAGAGTCTTATCATTGCCAAACGCACCGGATGTACGATCGAGGCGCTGTCGAGAGAGAGCGGGCTTGACGATGGTTTCCGCGCAATCTTCTGCTCGGTCGACGAAATTCACCAGCACAAGGATAACGGCATTTACAAAGCCTTGTACAACGGCCAAGCCTCGCTTGATGAAGCTTTGATATCGATGATAACCACGCGCGGAAAAAGCTTGAACAGCTTCTGCCGCGAGATGGACGATTATTGCCTGCAGATACTTGCCGGCACGGCGGAAGCCGACGACTTTTTTGTTGACATTTACACACTGGACAAAGAGGACGACCCTTTTGACGAGAGCGAGTGGTATAAAGCGAATCCGCACCTCGTGACAGTACCGAGCGCGCTCGAACAGCTCCGCCGCGATGCGCAGACGGCGAAGCAGATGGGCGGCTTTGAAATGTCCGACTATATGACCAAGCGCCAAAACCTGTGGTATGAGTATGGCGACACGCAGTACATCATGCCGAACGAGTGGAAGCTCGGCCGGACAGAGATGACAATAGAGAACATGCGCGGCCGTAGATGTTTCGCCGGGCTTGACCTTTCGAGCGGCGGCGATCTGACCTCGCTCGCGCTGCTTTTTCCGCTTGACGATGGAAAGATATATGTTTGGTCACATTCCTACATTCCGGCGAAGCGACTTGAAGAACATATCATCACGGACACCGCGCCGTATGATGTGTGGGCAAAGTCCGGCTTGCTTACGCCGTCCGAAGCGGTCGGCGGTCTGAAAAATGACTATCTGCAAATCGTAGCGGATCTGAAAGAACTGCAGGAAAAGTTTGAAATCAACATCGCCTGCATCGGATATGACCCGCACAATGCGGACGCATTTTTGGAAGAACTTGATACGCTCGGCGCGCCGTTGCTTGAAGTAAAGCAGTCGGCGCGTTTTCTGTCAGACACGACTGTTGACTTTGCGCTTGAGGTCAAAGCCGGCAATGTGCTTTACGACCAGCGAAACGCGCTGATGTCGTGGTCCATTGTCAACGCAAAAAAAACGAAGAACTCTTTTGGCGAAATCAAAGTCGACAAGGAAGTGAACGCACGGCACGCGCGCATCGATGTCGTCGACGCTATTATCGACGCGCATGTCGCGTATCGAAAATCCAGCAAAGAAGAGACGCCGGACTATGAAACGGTGGTCGAAGATTATTTGAAGAAAATGGGGTGGGCTTGATGCCATTGTTTAAGAAAAAAAGTGCAAGCGACCAGCAGACGGTCGATCAGCAGACGGTCGACCAGCAGACGGTCGACCAGCAGACGGTCGAGCGGCAGGCGCTGCTTGATTTTCTCGGCATAAGCGACGACGGCGAGGCTCTGGGCGAGGCGACATATTTTGCCTGTATAAAAATCCTGTCAGAAGCTATCGGAAAGATGCCGTTTAAAATCATGCGTACGACATCCGGCGGCGGAATCAAGACGGCGGAGAAGCACGAGCTTTACCGTCTGCTTGCGATCCGTCCGAATCCGTACATGACCGCGACACACTTTTGGTCGACGGTCGAAATCAACCGAAACCATTACGGCAACGCGTATGTGTGGATAACGGGAGCGGGCAAGAACACAAACCTGTGGTGCCTGCCGCCGGAGAGCGTGGAGATATACTGTGACGATAAGGGAATCTGGAACAGAAAGAAAGGTGCTATCTGGTATCTTTTCCACAATCCGAAAAGCGGCGAGACCGTCAGGATTCCGCACGACAGCATTATGCATTTCCGCACGTCCGTTTCCTTTGACGGCATCGCCGGACTGAGTGTCCGGGACCAGCTGAGCACCACGCTCGGCGGGAACATGCGCGGGCAGAAGATGTTGAATGAGATGTACAAGAACGGTTTTACCGCAAAAGCCGTTTTGCAATACACCGGAAACCTGAACGACGAGCTTGAAAAGCGATATACCACAAAGATTGAAGAGTATATCACTGGCAAGGTTGACACGGTCAAAAACCTTGTGCCGATTCCGGCGGGGTCAACCATTCAGCCACTGAATATGAAGCTCGCGGACAACCAGTTTATCGAGCTGAAAAAATACTCGGCGCTGCAGATCGCCGCCGCCTTTGGAATCAAACCGAATCAGATTAACGACTACGAAAAAGCAAGCTATGCCGCAGCCGAGCAGCAGCAGCTTGCTTTTTATATTGACACGCTTTTGTACATCTTGAAGCAGTATGAGGACGAGGTCACCTACAAGCTTCTGAGCGACGAGGATATGACAAACGGGTATTTCGCAAAATTCAACGTGGCGGTCATTCTTCGCGCGGACTTTAAGTCACAGCTCGAGGCGATGACAAGTGCAGTACAAAACACCGTTTACACACCAAATGAGGCGCGTGCCTATTTGGATAAAGGCGAGCTTCCTGGCGGCGACCAGCTGATTTGTAACGGATCCATGCTGCCGCTGACGCAAGCCGGAATACAGTACGCCAAAGGAGGTGAAAAAGATGAAAATTGACAAATGCGCCATTGTCAAGAGCCTCGATCTTGACGATGACAAAATGGCGAAAATCAACGCCTGCACGCTGAAAGAGCTGACCGCCGAAGAGGTTTTTGCCTTTAAGATGGTCGCTTGCGACAACGAGATTGACCGTGACTATGAGGCATTTTCCGGCGAGACGCTTGAACAGCTTGCCGAGCTGTACAAAGGCAAGACCGTTATAAGCGACCACAATCCGCAGAGCACAAATCAGTGCGCACGGATTTTTGACGCGGAGGTTATCACCAGTCCCGGCGAGACCACCAAGACCGGCGAAGAGTATAAACAGCTTGTCTTACACTGCTATTGCATTAAGGCAACGAGCGGGCAGCTCATCGCCGAAATCGAGGGCGGCATCAAAAAGGAGTGCAGTGTCGGGTGTAGCGTCAAGTCTGCGCAGTGCTCTATCTGCGGCGGCGACGCCAAACGGTGCGAGCACTATCGCGGCAAACGGTACGACGGCGCGCTTTGCTTTTATAAGCTTGTCGGCGCGGTCGACGCTTATGAGGTTTCTTTTGTCGCGGTTCCCGCACAGCGCGCGGCGGGCGTGACCAAAGAGTTCGAGGGCGAGGAACCGCCCGAAGAAAAAGAAAAGTCCACAGACTACACGGATGCCATACGCATCCGTGAAAATTTTATCTACACGGAGGAATCAAACGATGAATAAGAAAATGAGAGATCTGCTTGCCAAAATCAAGTCCAAGACCGAAGAGGCAAGGCAGCACAATGAGGCGGGCGAGGTTGACCTTGTCAAGGCTTGCCTCGACGAGGTCGACAACCTCAAGGGAGAGTATGAGACCGAGAAGCGCCTTTTTGAGGCGGAGCAGGACGAACTCGACCCCGAGGAGCACGGCGACAACGGCGGTGCAGATCTCAGCGAAGAGAAAAGCTTTGTCGAATATCTGAGAAAGGCGGCCTCGGCGGGAATGTCGCAGGGCTCGAACGGTGCGATTGTCCCGAAAACCATCGCGAGCAAGATAATCACCGATATAGTCAACGTATCGCCGATTATTGAAAAGGCCACAAAGTACTACACTAAGGGCGATCTGTCCATACCTGTCTACGGTACCGACGCCTCTGCCGATTCGCCGACCGGTGATATCGCCGCCGCCTATCAGGGTGACGAGTTCACCGCACTGACCGCAGGCCAGGGCAAGTTTACGAGCGTAGACCTTTCCGGCTATGTCCTCGGCGCGCTTACCGTCATTTCCAACAAGCTTATCAACAACACCGACATTAACATTGTCGCAAAGGCTGAGGAGCTTATGACCGAGGCTTTCCGCGTCAAGCTCGAGCGCGAGCTTATCCACGGCACGAGCGGCAAGATGACCGGCGCGGTCTCGTCCACCAATAAGATGACCCTGACCACCTATACGCTCGCGGGTATCACCTTCGATGTCCTGATAGAGATGCAGGCGATGATACCGCAGATCTACCAGTCCAATGCGATGTGGATTATGAGCAACAAGACCTTTACCGCGCTCCGCAAGACCAAAAACTCGCAGAACGAGTATCTGATGAAGGATATCGAGACCGGATTCGGCTGGAAGATTCTCGGCTCTCCGGTCTATATCTCCGACGCGATGGACGAGGCAACCAAGCAGGAGGGCTTCCCCGTCCTCTACGGCGATTTCTCGGGCATGGCGCTGAAAATCGCGAAGCAGCTTGAGCTGCAGGTGCTTAACGAGAAGTATGCCGACAAGAACGCTAAGGGCGTTGTCGGTTGGCTCGAAGCAGACTCCAAGGTCGAGAACAACCAGAAGATTGCTGTCCTGCAGTCCGGCAAGCAGAACGGCTAAGGCGGTGTAAACAATGGCCGTATCACTGGCGGAGGCTAAACGCTTCCTGCGTGTTGACGATGATGTCGACAATGCAATGATAAAAGGCTTTATCGACGCGGCCGAGAAATTTCTCTCGGCTGCCGTCGGCAGCGACTGCGACCTTAACGATCCGCGCGCACAGTTTCTTGTGCTCGTCGCCGTGCGTGATATGTACGACGGCGGCGAGCTGAACCGCACGGTGTCGGCAAACACCGAGAAGCTTTTTAACAGCTTTGCGCTGCAGCTTAGAACGGAGGCGGGTGCCGATGTATCTGAAAAACAGAATTGAGGTCGCCTATATCGACAAGAGCGGGCAGGACGCCGACGGTTACGAGAAAAACACCGAGCGGCGCCTGCCGCTGTGGGCGCATGCGGAGTCGTCAAAGTCAAGCGAGTTTTACGAGGCGGCGCAAGCCGGCATGAAAGTCGAGCGGGTCTACGTCGTGCGCTCGCGGTCTTTTGACCGCCGTAGCAAATTTGTCTACGACGGCGAAACGAAACTGCAGATAACGCGCGTCTATGACCGTCTCGACGGTCTGACGGAGCTGCACTGCTCCGACATGAAGGTGGACTGAATGGGAAAGTTTGATTTTGAAATAGATCCGGCTTTTTTGCGAAGTCTCGGCAAGCTGTCGGATGTCGACAAGTACGCGCCGCAGATGATTGACGCGGCAACTCCGATTTTAGAGAAAAACATAAAATCGGCACTTGCCGGACATCGGCGAACTGGCACGATGGTCAACAGCGTCAAGCGCACACGCGCGAAGAAAGCCAAGAACGGAACATATCTCGCGACAGTCAGACCGACCGGAATATCTAAAAAATACATCGACAAGCACGGCAAGGTTAAAAAGCGAAAGACACCTGTCCGCAATATGGAAATTTTGGCGCACTTGGAATACGGTACAAAGAACCAAGCACCGACGCCGCTGCTGACCAAGTCAGTGAATGACTGCCGCGCGGAATGCGAGTCGGCAATGGCGGAAGTGTTTCGGCGTGAATCGGGGGTTGAAGGATGAATGTGAATCAGCTGATAATGTCCGCACTCGGCGACATGGGAATGAAAATCTATCCGAATTTTTATTCCGGTGACGACGAGGAATATATCACTTTTTCCTATCTCGACGAGCGGCCGGAGTTTTGGGCAGACGATGAGCCGATATATGACGGCACATATGTGCGCGTGTCGCTGTGGACGCGGAACAATCCGCAGAAATACAAAAAGCAAATCAGAAAACGGCTCCGCGCGGCGGGCTTTACGGTCACGTCGACTGCGGAGTTGTACGATGAAGAAAAGAACTATGTCCAAATCGCGGTTGATGCCGAGATTGAGGGCGTAGTCAATGACGAGGAGGACGATTAAAAAATGGCACAGTTTAAAGCATCTCTGCCTGTTTTCGCGCCGATAAAGTTAGAAACCGACTCGGCGATAACCTATGAAAACGGTGCTTTTGTCGGCAAGATGGTCAAGACCGAAGTCAAGCCGAACAAGGTCGAAGGCTCTCTCTATGCCGACGACGCGCTGGCGGAGTATGAAACAGAATTTAAAGATGCCGACATCACGCTTGAGACGTCAACTATCCCGGTTGAGGTTTTTGTGAGTATGTTCGGCGAGACGAAGACCGAGGGCACCGGCACGGGCACGCCGAAACCTACCGTGCTGACCTCAAAAGCGAGCGACGCGCCGGTATACGGCGGCTACGGCTTTGTTTCCGTCGAGGTCGTGGACGGCGTGAGAAAGTATCTGACTTATGTTGTCCACAAGGTCAAATTCTCGCTTCCGAGCGAGACACACACCACCAAAGGCGACAACATCACCTTTAATACCTCGTCGCTCGAGGGCAAGGCAATAGCGGACAAGTCCGGAGCGTGGCGCACCAAGACCTATTACACCACCGCCGCCGAGGCGATCGCCGCACTTAAGACCAAGTTCGGAATCACGGTCTCCGACACATAAACCAAAAAGGAGGAGCGGGCGGGGAAACTCGCCCGCGCGTCTATTTATGAACGCTATTATTTGCGAAACAAAAGAAAGACGGGTTCCGCTGACTATCGGCGGAAAGACATATAACGTCGCTCTGACGCTTAACTGCATCGAGCAACTGCAGGAAAGATACGGCGAGCTTGAGAATGTCTTTGGAGCGTCGAGTGAGGTTAAACAACTTAAGTGGATCCTTGCCGTGCTTATCAACGACGCGGTCGATGCTTACAACGACGACCACGATGTCAAGCTCGAGCATGTCACCGAGAGCTATATCGGCAGAAAAATCGACATAGGAAACATCAGCGAGTACACCGACGTGCTGATGCAGACCTTCGGCGTGTCGCTTCCGACCGCCGAGGAGCTGCCGGAGGACGATGAGCTGAACGCCGCCGTCGATGCCGTGGCAGAAGCGGCAGGACTCGAAGAAACAAAAAACAGCCAGGCCGAGTAATCGTCGATGTTGACCTCTGGATTTTCAGAGCGACGGTATTACTCGGCTTTCCTTTTGCGCAGGCTTGGCGGCTGACTTTGCGGCAAGTCACGAGCCTGTATGAAAATTATTGCATATGGCATGGATTAGTCAAAAAGGGGGAGGTGGATGATGAGTAGTAAAAACTTCCGCATAGGCCCGAAGATTGTATGCGACGGCGAAGCCGATTTCAAAAAAGCAATAAAGGACATCAATAACAGCATGCGGCTGTTGCGCTCCGAGGCGAAGAAGAACACACAAGAGTTCGCGCAGAACAAAGATCAGCTCGGATATTGCACATCGCAGTACTCGACTCTGAACCGCACTATGGCAGAGCAAAGAGCCAAAGTAGAGTTGATTAAAGACGCTTTAGCAAACGCCACCAAACATTTTGGCGAAAATTCCGACGCCGTGCGCGAGTGGGAAATTCAACTTAACTACGCGCAGGCGGACTTGGCTAAGTTTACAAAAGACGTCAACGACATGGGCAATGAGTGGGACAAGCTCGAAAAAGAATCGGGTCCAAAAACCACACTCGAAAAAATGGCCGATGGGCTTAACAATGTCCGCGACAAAATCGACAAGTTCAAGGACAAAATCAATGTCTTTGGAAAGTTGAAAGATAAGCTGTCCGAGGTCAAAGAAAAACTGAGCATTTTCAAACGGAGCACCAACGAAGTCGGAGACAGCCTCGAAGAAGCCGGAAAGAAAAGCATCAAGTTCGGCGACCTTATCAAGGCTCATGTCATAAGTGATGTTATCGTTGGCGGTCTGAAAAGTGTTGCCTCGGCCTGTAAGAGTATCGCTAAAAGGGTTTTTGATTTTGTCAAGGAATCAGTCGCAGGCTTCGGCGAGCTTGAGCAGAACCTCGGTGGTGCGGAGGCTGTTTTCGGCAGTCATGTCGATGCAGTCGTTGAAAAGAGTAAAAGTGCCTATAAAGACATGGGCGTCGCACAGAGCGAATACCTCGCGACGGCGGACAAAATGGGCTCGCTGTTCCAGGGCTCAGGGCTGTCGCAGGAGCGCAGCCTTGAGCTGACCACAAAGGCTATGCAGCGCGCGACCGACGTCGCGTCCGTCATGGGTATCGACACATCGCAGGCACTTGAATCTATCGCCGGAGCTGCAAAAGGCAACTTCACGATGATGGACAACCTCGGCGTGGCTATGAACGCGACGACCTTGCAGGCATATGCTGCCGGCAAGGGCATCAACTTTGTCTGGAATAAGGCGTCGAACGCCGAAAAAGCCGAGCTTGCGATGCAGATGTTTTTTGAAAAAACGGAGCAGTATGCAGGCAATTTTGCGCGTGAAGCGGAAAGCACACTGACCGGATCTATCGGCATGACGAAGGCGGCAATGCAGACGCTCAAGGAAAACCTCGGCAACAGCGAAGCCGACCTCGAACCGATGATTATGAATCTCTTAAACTCGGTTAAGGCGGTCGTTAGAAACGCCGCTCCGGTCGTGCAGAATGTTATCAATGCGATTTTAGAGCAAACGCCGTCACTGCTTAACGCAGGCGCGCAGATGGTCAACTCTCTGCTCGACGGTCTTGTCTCCAACCTCGCGCCGATACTCTCCGGCGCGGTTGACGTCGTCTTTACTCTGGTTGACGGAATCGTCGCGAATTTAGATCCTATCATGCAGGCGGCGGTCACGCTCATTGTCGTGCTCGTCGGCGCGCTTGCGGATAACATCGACAAAGTGATAGACGCGGCGTTTACGCTCGTCGACTCGCTTGTCAACGCACTGCTACAGGATGATAATCTTTCCAAAATTCTCAACTCGGCAGTCAGACTGGTGATAGAAATATCGACCGGGCTTATCGCCAACGTTCCGCGTCTTATCCCGGCGGCATTTCAGCTGATCGGCGGCATCGTCAAAGGTTTGTGGGACAACAAAGGTCTTGTCGTGGACGCAATTGTCAAGGTCTGCAAAGCAATGCTTGAAGGCTTCAAAAACTTTTTCGGCATACACTCGCCGTCAACCGTTTTTGCCGGACTCGGCAAAAATCTTCTCGAGGGTCTGTGGAACGGTATCAAGAATATGAAAGACTGGCTTATCCGAAAAATCAAGTCTCTCGGCTCCGCCGTCACCGACGCGATGAAATCGGTGCTCGGCATACACTCACCGTCGACCGTTTTCCGCGACCAGATTGGTAAAAACATGGCTCTCGGCGTTGGCGTCGGCTTTGAAACCACGATGCGCGATGTCGCAAAGAGGATGACCGACTCCATACCGATGGATGTCGACATCAACGCGACCGGAAATTTCACGGCGCGCCGAGCGCAGGCAGCAGTCAGCGGCGGCAATAAAGTCTATAACTTTAATGTCACCATAAACGCCGCAGACGGCGGGGGCGATGTGAGGGCTCTCGCTTCGCGCATCGCCGAGGAAATCTACGACGAGATGCGTAGAAAGGAGCGGGCATATGCCTAAAACTTTCACTTTCAATTCCAAAAAGTCGAGCGACCTCGGCCTTGTGGTGCAAGGGGCAACAATTAACAAAACACCGGCGCGACCGTATGATCTGCAAAAGATTCCCGGCCGCGCCGGGCTTTTGATAATCGATTCGAGCGTCGACGACCTTGAAAATGTAGAAATCACCTACACCGTCGGCTGCAAAGACATCGCGGCAAACCGCGACGCTATTGCAGACTGGCTTTTCGGCAGTGCGGCATATGCCAAACTGGCGGACAGTTCCGACGCAAGCAGCTATCGTATGGCGATCTGCACGAGCGGGCAGGATTGGGACGAACAAATCAGGAATTTCGGCACGGCAAAACTTGTTTTTAGCTGTAAGCCGTTCCGCTTTTTGGCCTCCGGCGATACCAAAACGACGCTGACAGCGGCCGGAAAGATAACCAACCCCACGGCGTATACCGCGCTACCGTATATAAAAATAACCGGCAGCGGTAATATCACGCTGTCGGTCAACGGCAGTTCTTTCCCGTTTTTAAACATTGGCAGTTATATCGAATGCGACAGTAGCCTGCAACTGGTCTATACCGGCGTGACCGGCAAACCGGACAGAGCCAACTTTGACAGCTTTCCGGTGCTGTCACCCGGGGGAAATGCTATAAGTTGGAGCGGCGGAACCGTGACCAAGGTCGAGATCGTGCCGCACTGGAGGCGCTTATGATACCGATACTTTATAAGCAGGACGCAAAAGCAAAAATCGGCTGGCTTGCCGAGGCGAGCGACTGCCAATGCACGGAGGAGCGCAACGGTGTCTTTGAGCTCGAATTTCAATATCCGATGCTCGGCCGCTATGCCGCCGAGCTTGTGATTGACCGTTATGTCAAGGCAAAGCCAAACGCAAACGGAAAAAATCAGTTTTTCCACATCCGCAAAGTGTCAAAGCCTATCAACGGCATGTTTACCGTTAGCTGCGAGCATATCAGCTACGCACTTTCCGGCTATCCGGTGCCGACCGTTTCGGCATCTGGCAACGCGCAGGTCGCTATCAACGCCATATTGACCGCCGCAAAGAATCAGCTCGGCAAGGACACAGGCTTTTCCGTGGCGACGACCGATATCACTCTGTCGTCGTCAATCGCACTGACCAATGTTTCGGCGCGCGCTGCGCTCGGTGGAGTGTCCGGCTCCGTCCTTGACGTCTACGGCGGCGAGTACGAGTTTGACAATCACACGATAAAGCTACACAAGGCGCGCGGCAAAGATCGCGGGGTCAGAATTGCATACGGTCGCAACATGACGGAGTTAAAGTGCGATATCGACATGGACAGCGCATACACCGGCATATATGGCTATGTCAAAAACGACAATGTCGACTTGCACAGCTATAAGGCAGTGACCAACTCAAGCGGCATCAATGCAAAAACGCTGATACGCGACTTTTCGTCCGATTTTTCGGGCGGCGATAGCAAAATCACGCAGAGCGGGCTTGACTCGGCGGTGGCGGCATACGCGGCGGCAAATGATATCAACTCGCCGACCGTGTCAATGACCGTGTCCTTTGTGGACTTATCGCAGTCGCCGGAATACGCGAGTTTTTCCGCACTTGAATCTGTCAGCCTTTGCGACACAGTGCAGATTTACCACAAAGACCTCAATATCAATATCAAAGCAAAGGTAATTAAAACGGTCTATGATGTCCTGCGCGAGCGGTACACATCCATTGACCTCGGATCGCCGCGTGCGAATTTTGCCGACGTCATAAAACAGACGGTCAACGAGGCCAAAGACCTGCGCGGTCAGCTCGTCTCGGCGAAGTCCGACTTGACGGCGGCATACGAAAAGGCGATAGCCGACGCAACGGCGGCAATCACCGGGAACAGCGGCGGATATGTCCGACTCAACCCGCCGCAGAATCCGCAGGAAATTTTAATCATGGACACGCCGGACATCTCGACCGCCAAAAACATATGGCGGTTTAATCTTTCCGGCTTTGGTCATTCGTCCGGCGGCTACTCCGGGCCATATAGGACAGCAGTCACGCAGGACGGTCACATTGTCGCTGACTTTATCGACACGGGCATTCTAAACGCGAACATCATCCGCGCCGGCATAATGCAATCTGCAAACGGCGAGTTCTCTTTTAACCTTGAGTCCGGACACATCGAAGCTTCCGATATCAACATCACTGGCGGCGACATAAACCTTGACGGCGGTCAGTTGTCAATCTTAAACAACGACGGTTACAAAGCAGACTTTTCCGGCGGAGTAGTGGAGCTCTATCAAGGCGCAGGAACTGGCACTGGAACAGGCACAAAATATCTGTCGCTTTACAACTCGCTTATAGGCGGTAAATGGTATGCCACACTCGCAAGCCCGTCATATACGCTCGGCGGCGTTCCGTCCGGCGGGTTTAGAATCGGAACGAGCACCGACAATGTCTCAGCGCTGAGCTCCTGGAACACTGATTTTGCGCTAATCAGCAAAGATAACGCAAGATTCCGCAAAAAAGTCGAGGTAAACGAGTCTTTAAGTGTTGCGACAGGCGGCGATGCCATCGGGTTTATCGCGCATGCGCCAAACGGCGCGAACGATGTAAGCGCGGAGCTTGGTGCTACGAGTGACGCGAGCGCACTGCTGCAAATCGTCAACAACACCAAAGGCACGGTTCCGGCGCGAATTGAAATCTACTCGAGCGGGACAAACGGAAAGGGCATGACTTTAAAGCTTACTTCCGGCGGCGGTTACACCGGACGGCTATTTTTAGACACCACCGGACTGTATGCCGAATTTAACGACAGCGGCGACTACAAAAAACTCGCTTAGGGGGCTATTATGACAAAATCAGAAATCGAACAGAAAATCGCAGAGGTCAAAGCGCAGGGCGACGCCTTGCAGAAGCACAACGCGCAGTTGATACAGCAAATAGAGGTCAATAAGGTCGAGCTTGCCAAGGTTTGCGGCAAAATCGAGTTGTTGTCCGATATGCTCTCAGAGCTCGAAAAAACGCCCACAGAGGGCGAGAACGGGGAGGCGGAAAAAGATGCAGACAAGAACGATAACGGTTGATTATGCCCGCCCTCGCGGGTATGACGTTGGATATCGAGCGGAGAACAACTTCACGGAGCTGTCTCTCCCCGTTCCCGCCGAGCTTGAGGGCGCGGACAGCTACAGAGTCTATTTTGAATCAACGGTCGGCGAGTATCTGCAAACCGGGCTGTTGACTCCTGTGGACGGCTATGTGGCGGTTAAAATTACAAGCGATGTTGTGCCCGAACCGGGCAACATGGCAGCGCAGCTCGTCGCATTCGGAGCGGGCGAGATAGTCGGCTATGCGCCTATGATAACAGGCTCTGCAAAGGTGTCAATCCCGGACGGCACAGAGCGATTGAGTCCCAGTCTCGCCGCTGAAATCGCGCTTAACACCGCTGCCAGGCATTCGCACGAAAACAAGGCGGTGCTTGATAAGTTCGCCGAAACCGACGGCAAGCCGACCTATGACGGTCAGGCAATAGGTACTGGTGGAGCGTCAACCGCTGAAGACGTCAGCTATACCAACGCCGCACTGCCGAACATATCGACGGTCGGCGGCGCACTCGACAAGCTTGTTCCAAACTCCCACACCCACGCCAACAAAGATACACTCGATAAGCTCTCCGATTCAAATGGCAAACTCCAGTATAACGGCTCTGATGTCGGACTCAAAGGTGATAAAGGAGCGGACGGCAAAGACGGCGCAAATGGTATAACGCCGACTATTGGCGCAAACGGCAACTGGTACTTAGGCACTACCAATACAGGCAAGCCGTCGCGTGGCGAAAAAGGCGACAAAGGTGCGGACGGTACAAACGGCAAAGATGGTATAAATGGCAAGACTCCCGTCAAAGGCACTGACTATTGGACGGAAGCAGACAAGGCAGAAATAGTCAATGATACCCTTGCGGCGTTACCGACTTGGGCAGGAGGTAGTTACTGATGGCTTTTGATAAGGTAGTTGACTCCGCCGTACTTGATGCCGCTATGACCTACACCGCTAACCGCATCCGCAACAAGGCAGGCAGCACAGATCAGATTGCGTGGGACTCCGCCAAAGGTTTTGGCGACGCGGTTGACGCTATAGCTGGTTCATTTGATGATGCAATAATTCAGCGCACGATATCTGGCACATATTCAAACAACCGTATAACGACGGTCGGAGCGTGCGCATTTTTAGGATGTCAGGCTCTTACAGCGATTGATTTGCCTAATGTCACCCAAGTTAATCGCAACGCTTTTGAATCGTGCGTTCGGCTGTCGACAATAAATCTTCCCAAAGTCACCGCGTTTGACAGAGGTGTTTTTACAAATTCCGCAATACAACAAGCAAATTTTCCTTTGGTGACAACAATAGGAGGCAACTGTTTTTACACCACAAAGCATCTGATATCTGCAAATCTACCACTTGTTACCAGTTTACCGATTGACTCTTTTCGCCTTTCGACAATTCAGACAGCTGATTTTGCGGCGATAACAAATATAAACCGAACGGCGTTTACCGATTGTACGAAGCTTGAAACGCTTATTATTCGCACTTCGTCAGTTTGTGTGATATCCGACATTTCGATTGCGCTGCGCGGAAGCAAGATAGCATCGGGTACGGGGTATATTTATGTGCCGGATAACCTCGTTGACAGCTACAAGGCAGCGACGAACTGGGTTACACTTTCGGAACAAATCAAGCCGATTTCGGCGTTGGAGGCGAGCACATGATAAAAACAGAGACCCGGGCAGACGGGCTTATCCGCACATATAGCGACGCGGGTAAGATGATTCAAAAGGTCGGCACGGATGAATTTTACGATGTAGCCATCGACCTCGCCTCAGCGAGGTACAGCTACACAGAAACCGACATTGACAGCGAAATAACCGACTCCGAGGCGCTGAACATAATCATAGGAGGTGCGGATATATGACGCGAGCAGAAGCAAAAGCTTATCGCAACAAGATAGACGGCGTGTTGAAGAAGGTCACGACGGACGCAGAAGCTTTGGAGTATGCCGAGCTTTATCCGCTGTGGAGCGGGTATGTCGATTATGCCGTCGGCAGTATAGTCCGCAGACCGAGCGGGCTCTATCGCTGCTACAACGCCATAACGGCAAATCCGACATGGTTGCCGGAAAACACCGCCGCACACTGGGAGCCTATCACGGTCGGCGAAGACGGCACGATTGATAACCCGATAACCGCCGCTGCCGGTATGCGGTATTTCAAGGACAAGTACTATCTCGACGGCGGCAAAACATACAAGTGCATACGCGACGACAGCAACGGTCAAGGTACGATTTTACAGTATCTTCCGTCGCAACTTGTGGGCATTTACTTCGAGGAGGTGACTACATGAGCGGTGTAAACATCTTCTTGACGATTCTTAGTGCGTGCGGGACTATATGCGCAATAATCTTTGGCTATATCGCCTATAAGCGGAACGGCAAAAGTGACAACAAAGACGAGGGCAAGAAAGATGGTGTCGTTTTAACGGAGCTTGGCTACATCAAAAGTGGCGTTGATGACATCAAGAGAAAGCAAGAAAAGCAAGATGACCAGATAGGAAAGGTGGTCGAACGGCTGAGTTCTGTCGAATCGTCCGCCAAACAGGCGCACCATAGGATCGATACGATCGAACAGCAGCTTTATAAAAAATAAGGAGGTTATTTATCATGACAAACAAAGAACTCGCAGCGAAGGTGAAAAATATCGCGCTGCACTACAAGACGCTTTATGTGAACGGCTGCTTCGGCGCACCGCTTACGGCATCCAACAAACAGCGTTATTGCAACAATAACGACTACAACAGAGACCCGAGCAGACAGAAGATGATAAAAGCGGCATCAGCTGACACCTTCGGTTTTGATTGCGTCTGCCTTATAAAGGGCGTGCTTTGGGGTTGGACAGGCGATAAATCCAAACCCTACGGCGGCGCGAAGTACGCTTCGAACGGTGTGCCGGATATCAATGCAGATGCGATGATCCAGAAGTGTACAGGCATCAGCACAAACTTCAGCAAAATCGAAATCGGAGAAGCCCTGTGGTCTCCGGGGCATATCGGCGTGTACATAGGTGAAGGGCTTGCAGTCGAGTGTACGCCGCGCTGGAAGAACTGCGTGCAGATAACCGCCTGCAATTTCGACAAACCCGGTTACAATCGCCGCAACTGGTCGAAGCATGGTAAGCTGCCGTATGTCAACTATGTCGCTGGCGCGGCGCAGACGAAGCCTCAGGGTACAAGGAAATCTGTCGATGAAGTTGCGCACGAAGTAATCAACGGCCAGTGGGGCAACGGTGCCGACCGTATGACGCGCCTGCGCAATGCCGGGTATGACCCGAACGAAGTGCAGAAGCGCGTAAACGAAATTGTTTACGGTCAGAAAAAGCCGGCGAAAAAATCCGTTGACACTGTTGCACGCGAGGTCATCGAGGGCAAATGGGGCAATGGCGCGATTCGAAAAATCAGGCTCAAAGCGGCGGGCTATAATCCTGCCGAAGTTCAGAAGAAAGTAAATCAGCTGCTTAAATAAGGAGGACAAGCACATGGAATACATAAAAGCATTTTGGGACAGCTGTGGAATGGGCATTCTTTGCACCATTCTGACAGCTATAGCATCATACCTCGGCGTATGCGCGAAGAAGCTCTTTCAGAAGTATTTTGACGACAAGACGAAGAAAGCGGTTGCCAAGACCTGCGTCGAGGCTATCGAGCAGCTCTACAAGGATCTGCACGGTCAGGAGAAATATGATAAGGCTGCTGAAGCAATCGTTGAGATGCTGAATGAAAAGGGCATAACGATTACCGACCTTGAGCTGAAAATGCTGATAGAAGCCACGGTGAGCAAATTCAATGAAGCGTTCCGTAAAGACTACGGATTTGATGATGTCACAGAGGAGGTAACAAAATGATAACTGCTATTGTTTTTAACCTCATGAACATGCTCGGGCTTTATGGAGCTTGGGCGGTCGTACAGATTCTCAAGCTCTTCGGCATGATTTAACTTGCGGGTAACTTGCGGATAACTTGCGTGCGTTTGGCGTGCGTTTGGCGCGTGTTTTGAAACCAACTTGCTTACAACTTGCGACTAAAAAACGACCGGGCAGGGGATTTTCCTCTGCCCGGTCGTTTTGTTTTTTTATTGATTACCAAGCCGCTCAGACGCTCGGTTCAAAACAGATTCTTTGGTGAGGTCGTTCGGGGTTCTTTTTCCCGCGAGCCAGTCTTCAAGCGTGCGGAGCGGAACGCCAATAGATTCGGCGAAGGCGCGCTGCGAAAGACCGGACTTTTGAACCAGAGAGTGAAGCTCATCGGAAAATGTCTTCTTGAAATCGAACTTGACCGCCCCCAGGAATCCGCTTGCTGGATATCCGCCAAACGTATCGATCTTACCGTCTTCTGTCACCAGGCGTACATATTCGCCTCTATTCGCTTGAAGAAGCTTCCGTGCTGCGCGCTTGAATCCGTCGTACTTTCCAGCACTTATACGAACATTTTCGGGGTCTACTCTCGCCGTTCCAACTTCAACCCGGTCAACCTCTTTCCCATTTTTGATCTTCACTGCGTAGAACTTAATGATTTTCATAAACATACCCCTTTATTTTTGATTATGCGACAAAAATCGTTCTGTCACATTTCGCCTGATTCTTTCGAGATTTTTTTGAATAATTACTGTCCTCAAAGCTATCAATCATCTGTTGTGCCTTTTCGATTTCGCCGCTAAAAACGGCATCGAGAAGCTTCACGACTTCATCGTTGAATGCTGCCGCGCTACCATTGTCGTCATATCCATAGAAGTCCGCCATAGTGTACATCTCTGACATATACCACTTTTCAATTTTAAGCTCGCCACTTTTCGCTTTCGCAAAAATAACATTTATCTGCTTTTTACTAAAATCAGTTGCTTTGAACGCTCCGTACTCTTTCATGGTGTTAGCTCCTTTCGATTCCGTCCTTCACTGTGATTAAATTATACCACGCAATGCGTGGTATGTCAACAGTTTTTTAAAAAGTTTCGGAAGATTGCAGTCGCTCAAAGAGGGGGAAGAGTGAAGAGAGGCACTTCCTTAACAGAATAACACAAGCCAACCGGGCAGAGGAAAAACCTCTGCCCGGTTTTCTGCTTTATAAAGAACGCAGCTCCCGGTCTGACCGAGAGCCACAAGAAGAAATAGGATATAGAGCCGGAGGCTCTTTATTGCATTATAGCACGATTTTAGAAAATTTCAATAGCTTTTCGCCATACCTGATTTAACCTGATTTTCTGACGGTTGCTAACAAAAGTCTAACAAAAAACGCCGAAAACCTTTATTTTTCAAGGATTTTAACATTACCACGCTTGCTTCACACGCAAGAGGTCCACGGTTCGAGTCCGTGCGTGTCCACCATGAAAAAAGCACTTGCGTTTGCAAGTGCTTTTTTCAACGAAATAAATCCCTTTCGGGATTTGTGAAATGCCCTGCGGGCGTGAAATACGCCTGCGGCGTGTGAAATCGCTACGGCGGTGAGGATTTATTTCATTTCACTTGATGCGAAGCATCAAATTTCACAATTCACGCAGTGAATTATTTCACGTCGAGCACGGCGAGACATTTCACTTTACGAAAGCCCGCTTCGGAGATTACGCTGCGGCGGTGAGGACTTTGCCGAGTTTCAAACCGAGTGCCTGCAAATGCGGGCGCTCGGTTTGTTATATGTATTTTATGCGTAGCGGTTTATTAAGTCTTTTGGCTTCTTGTATCATTGAAAAAGTACCTTTACTTTTTCCGTCCCAAAAGCAAATGACATAATCACATACTTCTGCCATGTGGCGATTCCTTAAAGGTCCAGCAGCTTTTCCGAAGTGAATCCAATCTGCGTTGTAAACTTCAAAAGTCATGTTGTTTTCTGTGGCATAACGCAGTCCAATCATATCGGCTCCACGACAGCCGCCGGAAATGATTATTATAGTAAATTGTTTTCTGATGTTTTTTAAGCATAGGTCTATATATTTTTTAGCTTGAGCATAGTCAAAGTAATTTCTGCACCCGGCGATGACAACACGCTTCTCCAAAATATTCACAACCTAAGTATATATTTATATAAATATATACTTATACAAGAGAATTGTCAAGCGAATGTATCATTAATAAAATGTACTTAAAAAGGGGATACTGTTGCTATGATAAAACTTACGCTTGATACGACTTTGCAAAAACTGAATATCAGCCGATACGAGCTTGCCAAGCGGACGGGAATACAGTATCAGATAATTGATAACTATTATAAGAACCGCGTCAAACGGTACGACAGCGATGTGCTCGACAGAATATGCACGGCGCTCGGATGCGGAATAGAGGACATAATAGAATACAGCAAATAA